CAATCGCTGATGGGTTGTGCGTCTGCCACCATTGCGACAATCGGGCGTGTTGCAATCCTGACCACTTGTTCCTCGGCACGAAGGCAGAGAACAACGCCGACCGAGACGCTAAGGGCCGGCAGGCCCGCCAGCGCGGAGAGCGCTGTGGCGCTGCCAAGGTCAGCGCTGCGCAGGCGGCCGAGATCAAGCGCCAACGGGGCGCGGAGACCATTTACCAGACGGCCGCGCGCTTTGGGATCAGCAAATCCCAGGTCAGCAACATCCAGCGGGGCATCTGCTGGACTGAACTTGAGGTGGCGGCGTGAACAGCTCCGGCATCATTCCTCTCGACCTCCGAATCCTGGTCAAACCCGATCCGGTCGAGGAAGTCACCAAGGGCGGGATCATCCTCGCCGACGCCACGCGCGACAAGCAGAAGTACGCGGCCACGAAGGCCACGCTCATCGCTGTCGGAGCGAATGCCTTCAAGGAATGGGGGGCCAACGCCCTGGTTCCTTCGCCCGGCGATCGCGTCTGCTACGCGCAGTACGCTGGCGCCGAGCAGAAGGGCGCTGACGGCGAGCGCTACTGCGTCATGAACGACGCGGATCTGCTGGCCGTGATCGAGGCTGAGCAATGAGCGAAGCCCGCACCGACGACGCCCTGGAAGCCGAAGCCCTGGCCGCAATCGAGGCGGCCGACAAGCCTGAGGCCAAGGTTGAGGCCGCGCCCGCGAAGGACGACAAGCCCGCCACCGAAGCCAAGGCCGATCCGAAAACGCGCCTGGAGACGACGGCGCTGACCATCGGCTGGTCTGGCAAGGACGAATGGAAGGGCGACCCCGCCGACTGGCTGGACGCTCCCGAGTTCATCCTCAAGGCGGCCGGCGAAGTCCTCCCATCCATGCGCAAGTCGCTGGAGAAGGCCAACGACGAGATCAAGGGGCTGAAGGCGGCGGTCAAGCAGTCGATCGCCCACATGTCCAAGGCCGACGAGCGCGCCTACGCCAAGGCCCGCGGGGAGCTGGAAGCCGAACTGGCGACCTACGCCGAGGCGGGCAACGTCAAGGCCGTCAAGGAGGTCACCGATGACCTCCTGGCCCTGGATCGCGAGGCCGCGGCCAGGCCGAAGCCGATCGATACTCCCGAGGAGCCGCCAGAGTTCGCCAAGTGGCGCGAGGACAACCCTTGGTACGGCACGGATGAGGCCATGTCGGCGGCGTGCGACGCCATCGGCAAGAAGGCGTTCGACGAGGGCTACACGGGCAAGGCCCAGATCGTCGAGGTGGACCGGCGGATGCGGGAGAAGTTCCCTGGCCTGTACGCCAAGCCGACGAACCCGAACCGCAACGGCCCGGCCGCTGTGGAGGGCGGGACCACAGTCCGTCGCCAGGGCGGCAAGTCGTTCTCTGACATGCCCCGCGAGTTCCAGGACGCCTGCAACGACATGATCAAGGCGTCGAACGGCAAGATCACCAAGGAAGGCTACGCGCGCGAGTACTTCGCGGCGCAGGAGCAACGCTGATGAGCGAAACCAACGAAACGACCCGCCGCCTCCGCCAGGCCGCCGACATCACCGCCGAAGACACCGGTGCTGTCCCGCAAGCCCGCCGCCGGCCGCGCGCCTCCCCTGGAGGCTTCTCCCTGAAGCTTGAGGCTGAACAACGCCCCGGCTTCGTCCGCAGGTTCGTCAACGGCGACCCCAACCGCATCCTGAAGATGGAAGCGCTGGGCTACACGCTCGTCAACGACCGCGCCGGTGAGGGCAAGTCCCGCACGGACGGACAGGGAACCCGGATCACCCGCCACGCGGGCCGGAACGAGGACGGCTCTCCGATGCACACGGTGCTGATGGAGACGCCCGAACAGGAATTCCACTACGGCGTAACGGACAAGGAAGAGGCCCGCCGCGCCATCGAGGACAAGATCCGCCGCTCCGAGGACCCGACTGGCCAACTGGAAAACCAGTACGCGCCGAGGGTCCAGAGCAAAATCGAACACTCGGGCTAAGGCCCAAGGAACACCATCATGGCGAACAACAACGCGCCTCGCGGGCTTCAGCCCGTCGGCACCGTTGGCGGTTACGTGTCTGGCGCGCTGGAGGTTTTCTCCGTCGCGGCCGGCGATGGCACCGCCATCTACATCGGCGACCCGGTCACCAAGACCGGCGTCGGCACCGGCCAGACGATCAACGGGGTATCCTACCCCGACTGCGTGATCGCGGCGACCACGGACATCATCGACGGCGTTGTCGTCGCGGTCCTGGCCGATACGGAGGCCTCGCTTCCCTATCGGGCCGCCTCCACCCAGCGCCGGCTGCTGGTCTGCACCGACCCGAACATGCTGTACGAGATCCAGGAGGGCAACTCTGGGACCCCGTTCACTGAGAACGACGTCGGCCTGAACGCCTCGCTTTCGATCGTTGCGGGCAGCACCGTGACCGGCCTGTCCGGCACGATCCTGAACAACACGACTGAGGCGACCACCAACACCCTGGTCTGCAAGCTTGTGCGGATGGTGAACCGCCCGAACCTCAGCGTTGGCCTCGCCAATCGCTGGATTGTGCGGATCAACCGTCACCGCCTCGTCGACCAACTCATCGGCGTGTAGGGAGCAAAGCACATGACCGCATTCGCAACCGGCAATGCCGCCAAGCTCCTGAAGCCTGGCCTCAATGTCATCTGGGGGACCTACAAGGATCACCCCTTCGAGTACAAGGACCTCTTCGACGTCCAGTCCTCGGACAAGCAGTACGAGGAAGACCAGCTGATGCCCGGCCTGGGCCTGCTCTCGGTGAAGACCGAAGGCGCGCCGACCGCGTATCAGAACACCTCGCAAGGCCTGACCACGCGCTACACGCACACCGCGTACAGCTCGGGGTTCATGATCACCTTCGAGGCGATCCGCGACAACCAGTACAAGTCGAAGGCCCTGAAGGGCGCCCGCATGCTCATGAAGGCTGCGCGCGTAACCAAGGAAACGGTCTGCGCCAACGTCTACAACCGCGCCCACAACGGCTCCTATCTGGGCGCTGACGGTGTGGTGATCTGCTCGACGGCGCACCCGACCTCGGTGGGCAACCAGTCCAACCGCCTGACCACGGCGGCCGACTTCTCCGAAGCTGCGCTGGAGGACCTCTGCGTCCAGATCGCCAACGCCAAGGACGAAGTGGGCCTGCCGGCGGCTCTGCAGCCGAAGTCGCTGCACATCCCGACCGCCCTCATGTTCGAGGCGGCGCGGGTGCTGAAGTCGCTGGGCCAGAACGACACCGCGAACAACGCCATCAACGCCCTGCGTTCGATGGGTCTGTTCCAGGACGGTCCGAAGGTCAGCCACTACTTCGACGACGACGACGCGTTCTTCGTCCGCACCGATGCCGAACAGGGCATGGTCTTCTTCCAGCGTGAAGAAGCGATCTACGACGAAGACAACGACTTCGACACGAAGAACCTGAAGTACAGCGTCTACGAGCGCTACAGCGCCGGCGACACCGACTTCCGCGGCGTCTACTCGAACGGCGGCGGCGCCTAGCCCCCGCAACGACATGGGCGGGCTTTTCGGGGCCCGCCCACCCCTTTCCCGAACTCTGAAAATCCAGAACTGGCCGCATCGCGGTTCAGAGGAGAACGATCATGGTTGCTTCCTCCTACCCCAACGGCTTCGCGGCGGGCATCTCGATCCGCGGCGTTCCGCTCATCCAAACCCATCCGGGCAAGGCCTTCTGGGTTTCCAACAGCACCACGGGCCTGCTTCCCGGCCAGCGTGGCGGCTCGGACGGCAACCGCGGCGACTTCAACTCGCCCTTCAGCACCCTGGCCGGCGCCATCGCCCAGTGCGTTGCCAACCGCGGCGACGTGATCTTCATCAAGCCCGGCCACGCGGAGACGATCGCCACCGCGACCGCCCTTGCGCTGAACGTGGCCGGCGTTGCTGTCGTGGGCCTTGGCTCCGGCTCCAACCGCCCGACCTTCAATCTCACGGCGACCGCCGCGACGATCACCATGTCGGCCGCGAACTGCACGTTGTGGAACTGCCTGGTCACTGGGGGCATCGACGCCATCGTGGCGGTGTTCACCATCTCGGCGGCTGACTGCTCGCTGCAACTGAACTACCGCGACGTCACCGGCCAGTGCACCGACTGCGTGCTCACCACGGCCGGCGCCAACCGGCTGTTCATCGACGTCAACGACTACGACGGCGACACGGCGGCCGGCACGAACGCTGGCATCGCCATCGTCGGCGGCGACCACATCGAGATCAAGGGTCGCTACATGGACGGCAACTTCGCCGTTGGCGGTATCGACGTGCGGACCACGGCGACGACCGACCTGTTCGTGCACGACTTCCTGTATTTCCGCACCCGCAACTCGGCCGACATCTTCCTGGTGGACACCGTCACCGGCTCTACCGGGCAGATCGGGCCGAACATCAACCTGCGCCTGCAGGACAACGCCGCCAACATCACCGAGGCGATCACTGGCGCCACCTTCGTGGTTCAGGACCCCGTCTATGTGGTCAATCTGGCCGGCGAGAAGGGAATGCTCATCAACTGGACGGCCTCGACGGACGCCTAGTGATGGCCAACCGCCAACAGCGCCCCGGCGACTATCTCTTCGTCTGCGATCTCAGCGGCATGACCGGCTGGGCATCGGAGTCGGCGATGACGTCGCGCGGCACTCGCGTCCTGAAGCGGTTCCTCGGCGAGGAAGGCCACAAGCACCCGCAGGAGGCGCCCTTCGTCCCCATCCCGGGCGAGGGGCGCGTTCCCTGGGGTCGGCCGCCTGGCGAGTACCAGTTCCGTAGCCCGACCGCTGTTACGAAGAACGACCTGTGACCACCTCCGGATCTTCCGACTACAGCCGCACGGCTCGTCAGATCGCCACTTCGGCGCTGGAGCTGATCGGCGTCTGCCCGCTCGGCGAAACGCCCGCACCGGAGGAGATGGCGAAGGCTATCGAGCAACTGAACCTCATGCTGAAGACGTGGGGCGCGGACCCTGAGCCCAAGCTCTGGCAGCTCACCGAGGGTTCGGTGACGCTGCTGGCCTCCACCGCCTCTTACGCACTCCCGGCGGCCCGCAAGGTGCTGTCGGTGCGGCGCAGGACCGGCACGGGCGTGAACGTTGTCGATGTGCCGATTGATCCTGGCTACAGCCGGACAGAGTACTTCAACGAACCCTCCAAGGCCGCGCCCGGTACACCGCGCGCTTGGTACTTCGATCCGCAGCGCGCCGCCCGCACGCTGTATGTGGTCGGGGTTCCGGATGCCACGATCGCGGCCTCCACCACGCTGCCTTACACCTATCTGCGCGTCATCGAAGACATCGACGCGCTGGACGACGATTTCGACCTCCCGCAGGAATGGCTGGAGGTTCTGCAGTACGGCCTCGCGGCCCGACTGACGCCCTTCTTCAAGACCCACATCGCCGACGCGGCCGGGTCCGCCGACATCGTTCAGCGCGCGGCCAGTCTCTACGCCCAGCTCTCGTCCTACGACGACGAGGGCGGTTCCGTCCTCATGCAACCCGCCTACTAAGGAGCGCCGCCAATGGCTGGACGCAGCAAAGACACCTCCACCGCCGTTGACGCCGTTTTGCTGTCGGCCAGCGCTTCGGCTTTCCCGACTTGCCGCGCGCTGAACGTCGGCACCGCCGGCACAGCGACGATGCGGTCCGCCAAGGGCAACACGCTCACCGACTACCCGCTTCAGGCCGGATACAATCCGATCCAGATCGACAAGCTGACGGCGCTCGGCACCGCGGCCAACGTCTGGGCGCTCTACTAGCCAGTGCCCCGACCCTTCGGCGCCACGATCGAACGCAGGATCGGGGACATCAACCGGGAGTACGAGCGCCGGCAGCTGATCGGCTTCCCGGTGACCCTGGAGGGCAACGCCGAGACGCTGCAGGTAGCGCGGGACGTAGACCGGACCAACTGGCTGACGGTGTACGGCATCTGCCTTGAGGGCATCGGCGCGGGCCTTGGGGACGAGCCGAACACCATCTTCCTCCAGACCACCTCGAACCGCCGCTACCTGATGAGCTTCAACGAGGCCTTGGCGGTAATCCGCGATCTGCGGGCCTGGGGCTTGGCGTCATGGGCCAACTGGAACGCGCTGAAGGACAAGGCGCGGAATGTGGCCCGGCGGGAAGACCTCGAACTGATCGACCTTAGCGAGGGGTGGCCTTAGCCAATTCCTTCGCGAACCGCTCGGCGTACTCGCGTTCTGCGCGGTCCTCGGCCTCTGCGGTCATGAAGTCTAGCTTTGCACGCCAACTGTCGAATCCGGGAGGCGGCGGGACGTAGTTCATCCGCCGCTGATACTCGAACTCCTCACGCTTCAGCGCAATGAGGTCCGATGGCCAGGACGGCTTAGGCCCCTTTGGACTCCAAGCCCACCACACCAGTGCGCCAACGCAGACGCCGACGAGAAGAAGCAGGGCTGTTTCCATGCCGCTCAGCTTACCAAAAACCACTGTGATTTCTACCGAAAAGGGAGGTTCGCATCCCCGCACTCCCGCTCGTTTTCGCCGCCTCGAAGCGTTCCGCCTTCCCCGAAGCGGTGACCGTCAACTGCCTGGTGGAAAAGGACCCGACCAGCCCCTCAGAACCCCTGGCCCTGATCGCTCGGCCCGGGACCGAGGCGTTCGAGACGGTGGGTACGGCGCCCATCCGGTGCGTGTTCCAGAAGCCGGGCCTTTTCGGCGATGGCGCGCTGATCCTGGCGTCAAACACGCTCTACCTGCTGGACGCCTCCGGCTCGCTGACGGCCTTCACCGGGTCGATTGCGGGCGACGGGCTGGTGATCGTAGACGCGGCCCTCGACCCTGACGGGAACAGCGTGGCGCGCATTGCCACTGGCGACGCGCTCTATCTGGCTACCCAACTGGTGGGCGCTGTCGGCGGCGGCGTCGTCCTGGACCTGTTGCCGGACTCCACCGGGGCAACGTCGATCGCCTTCCTCTCTGGCTACTGGCTCGCCAGCCAGCAGGGGACCGACGCGCTCTTCTACCAGAAGCCGGGTGAGACGAGCTGGAACGCCCTGGAGTTCGCCTCAGCCGAGTACGCGTTCGACCCGCTGAAGGGCGTCGTAGTGGTCGGCGAGATCGCCTGGCTGCTGGGGTCCTCGACGCTGGAGGGCTGGCGGGCGACGGGCGTGGACGCCTCACCGCTCGAACCGGCCGGCGGCCTGAAGTTCGACGTGGGCTGTCGGTCGATCTACGCCGCCGTCAACTGCCGTGGAACGCTGGT